GCCTTTTAATACTCCAATCTCAGCACAAACACCATTCGTGGGTATTTTATCCAACACACATAAACGTGAAAAAGAATTATCAAATATATAAGGGTCCATGATTAAAATTTATAATTATATTGTTCTATGTCTTTATAATAAAGATTATACACTAAATTTCTTGATTCTTTTGTGTAATGATCTTGATAGTTAAAAGAATTGGTAGTATTGACCTTTTTGAGGGGTTTAATCCTTGTATTAAGCTTGCTACATATTTTAATGTAATCTCTATTAATGTTTTCCATTTTACCAATAAAATCAACTGGCCTATCTAAAAAATAAGAAAAAGGTTGAAAATGAATTCCGGATCGAACCGAACCTTTTTCTCTGGTCATCATTTTTTGGAATTCAGGCACCATGTGAACAAAATCATTAAAAGAAAGTTCTTTGGCAAAATTAGAAAGTTTCTCATTGCCTTTGTACCATCTATCTTCAGGTTGCATGGATCTGAAATATCGATAAGAGGAGGCTATACGGTCCCATGGATTACGAACAAAGGAAAAAGAAAAGTAACCTTTATCCAGAAACTCAGAACGTTTAGATGCTGGTGTGTGGCCTGAGCCTAAGAAATTTAGTTTTAATGTCTTATAAACTGAAGTGCCCGCACACTTGGGTATATGAATGAAAACACATTTTAAATCGTGAGATATCATAACCTTGTTAATTTCCTCCAATCAACCTTTCCTGTAGTTGAATTTTTGTATATTAAGCTTCCAAAATTCTTGTCTGCTTCTTCTAGTCTAGTCGCGCCACTATATGTGAAAAAGTCTTGTCTGTAAGCGACCCCGTTTAGCTTTTCAAATACTGGAGAATCCATCAATAATAAATCTAAATGATCGTCCCATGGAATCACAGATAAAATAGCTTCAATAGCTTCTATGTGAAATATCTGAGCCCAATTACCCCAGGACGGAATAAGTTTATAAAAATTATCTTTTATATGATGCTGTTCTGAGAACTGAATGTCTGGCGAAAATTTAACGATTCCGTTTTTTAATTTTTCTTTCCCGGCGCCAACTAAAAATTTTACAAAATAACTATCCAGGGCTTCTGCTTGTTGAATAATTTCCGAAATCTTATGCTCGATATTCTCCTCTAATAATTCGGTGTCATCCTCCAATATTAAAAACCATTTAGGGAAATCAGAATTAAAAGAGTAATTTAATTGTATTTTTTTGAATAAAACCAACCAAGATAAATTGCAGCCAAGTTTTCCCGGAAGCCACTTCCATTCGTCTAAATATTTTTTAGTATGAAACCCGAACTTTCTGTCCATTGAATCAAGATAGTCGTAGTCGTCGATTGCATTAGTAGCCTCAAATAACTGCAAGCCATTTAATTTAGATTTTGCATCGTTAAAATTAGAAAGACGACGTTCATCTTTTGTGAATGTTATCATGTAAGATTTAAAGTTCATTTCAATATATATTCAGGCCTTTAAAGCAAGACCGTACCAAAGGTTTTTGGGTGGAGAAAAAATTACTTTTCGATGCTAGCAAAATTTTTGATTGGCATAAAAATAAAAAATCATTATCAGGAGTTGATGTCCTGAGCTCTGGATTAAAACCAGAATCATTAAATATTTTTTTGATATGCTCTATGTATTTTATTGATTCATCTAAGCCCACACTATAATGCATCCCGAATACAAGAAAACAAGGAAGATTATTATGATGAGAAATTTTTGATATTATTTTAGCATAAAAATCAGTATCTAAGTATCTTTTCGATTCCTCTTTTCTGTTTTTATATTTAATGACATCACCTATTCTAAGATGAATACAAATTCTTGCTATTGGATCTTGATTTTCAATTCTTGATGATACAATTCGATTGAATAGTTCAGGGTTGAAAGATGTATCAAAATTATTTTTTTTGCAATATTCTCCAGCAATAGAATTGGGCCAAGTTTTATATGTAAAATCAATAAGATTTTCAAAACCGTCAGGATAATGCTTTGTATTGGGGTTGTGAATGCAGTCCCACAGTCTATAACCCTTAAACAAGTCTGCATTTGATAAGATTTTATCGATTAATGATTGTTTCATGATTTTCTATTCCGATGACCGCCGTGTATATGAAAGAAGGGGTCATAGGTTTCAAAGGCATGTTTTTTTAACTCATTAACTCTATTATTCATAAGTTCAAGTCTTCCGATGCAATTTTTGATATTTAACTGTGAAAGTTTAATCCCTAAGAGATCCTTTAATTTATTTGCAACAAAATTTACAGACTGCTTTAGGTCCTCATCAATTAAAAAATTTTGATAATCGAACACCACCCAATGATTGGGGTAATTTAATCTGTGTTTTACATCAAGACGGTGAGATGTTATAAAAAAAAGATCTTCAGATTCTTCTTCACAAACAAGACGATCAACAAGATGCGATTTAATAACATTAAAATCTGAATCATGAAAATCTTTAATATTCAATTCGGGATGGTCAATAAACCCTATCGGCTCCTTCGGATAAAAAAGGCCAGCAATAATATTAGAGAGCAAGGTACTTCCTGTTCTGGCGTATGTGCAAATTACGAATTTCATTTTATAAAGAATCTATATATTTTAATAAATTAAAACCATTATTTCTATCAATCTTATGTTGATTTAAATTTAAAACACGGCAAATTGTATCAAAAAAAGGATAGTTTCCGGCACCCATTCTCTTGTCTTCAGGAGTTTGTGCATTAACTTCAATAACTGAAGTTCCAGCCTGACAAAAAAATAAATTAGCCATGCATGCCCCATGGGCACACACAATAATTTTAGCATTATAAAAATAAGATACTTGGTCCTTGAAGCTCATACCTTCTAGGCATATAGATTGAAATTTATCTTCATACTTTTCAGATAATCTTCTTTCTGCCCTTTCGATGCCTTTGATTTCGCGACGTTCTTTACCATTTGTGAGGTTTTCATTTTGGCCCCTTAAATCCGGGTCAGAAATTAGTTCAACTCTTTCTCCTCTTTTTATCAAAATAACCTCTGGGTAAGAAGGGTCGGGAGATTTATTAAAATTCAAAGAATCAAAAATAAAGTCTGTAAATATCCTGAAGTCTTTGATATTTTCGTGAGAGGGTAGTCTTTCTATGAGTTTCTCTTGGCAGCTGATATCGTCGAAGTCTGCTTCATTAACCTCTATATTTGAGCAATTAAATATCTCTTGATGAAACTTTTCGAAATTACCTAGCGTTTGATCTAGGTTTTTAACCCTGAAGACTCTATTAAATTCATATATATTAGCCAAAACCTCTGGAAACAGGCAGTCGCAAATAAAATGAGCATAATGAAACAAATTGCCGCCCCTCCTTTTGTTTTTAACTTTTATCAAACTCATAATTAAACAAATCTATGTCTTTTGAGAATTTTTCTGCAACCATATTTACACTGCTATCATTATAAAAAGAAGAGTAATGCAAGCCTTTAGGTTTGGGGAAAACTTTTTCTCCGTCTGGCCCAGTAGTTATAGGTTTAGAGTTTTTGTGTGGCAGTATAGTTTTGGGCTTGCCGACTTTATTACAAATAAAATCAAAATCATCCTGTAGGTTCTCGAACCTGCCAATGAAATCAATATCAATATCAAGATAGTCATTATGAATACAGCTGTGGCTTGTAACAAATTCTTTGTCATTATACCAACGGTCGATATATTTATTAAAATCTCTTGTATAGCATTGGCCGTTATAAAAATACTGAGAAACCATCTTGTCCCAGGGGTTTCTGGTGAACGAGAAAGAGAAATACTTATCCCATTTGTCTTGTGTGATAGATTTAATTTTTGATGCCGGGATATGAAGCTGGTCATCTTTCATGCGCAAGGCCCGGCAAATAGAAACCCCGCCAGTTTTAATAATATGAACAAAAATACATTTATATTTGTGATTAATCATTTGTTTATATCTAATTTTAATACTGGCCTGTCTGGCCAAGGATTAATTTCCGTTGGGGTGATTGAGGATTTTTTTAAAAATTTTGCAACAGCTAAATCTTCATATATCTCATGATATCTAATTTCAGAAAGCTTATTGAAGTTCTTCCATTCATTGATTGCTTTAGAGCTTAAGAAGTAGGTAGCTCCGCCTGCCGCCCAATTTACAAAACTTCCATTATATCTTTTATTATACCAAGGCGAGTCCTCTTGTACTCTACCAATATGCCAGCCTCTCTTGCCTTCTTTGGTTTTAATTTGAAAACCTGCATAATCATATCCTTCAAGAGACTTGATTAAGTCATATTCCCTGCTCGTATTCCATCTTAGCCAATCAATATCGTCATCTATCTTCCAGAAATAGTTATATTTTTCTGAATAATTATTGTTTGCCAAATATTTATAAATAGCGAACATTTTTTCTGGAAGATCTTCATATAAATCACGACACTTTAATTGTATGACATTTTCCTCTAATATCTGTTCTTTTTCTCCGCCAATAAAAATTAGGTAATCACCCAAGTTCCATTTATTAACACGAGATTTTATTTCTTCAACTCGATGAATATACTTTTGACAGCATACAAAAACTTTAAGAACTCCACTTTTCATTAAAATAACCTTTGCCTGTTGATCGAGTATTATCTCTATTAACTTTTTCGTGATCTAGGTGGTAGCCTTTGCAATTGGTGTTAATGATGATTTCATTGCCGGCATTTTTTGCTCGCCTGGCAAAGTCAAAATCTTCACCACCCCAGCCTTTGAACCCTTCGTCTAGTCCTTCGATCTGTTTGAACACATGAGCAGGACAGGACCAATTACCTCCATACATATATCGAGGAGGTATCGGCTTTTCATGAATTAAATAAGGACGTTTAAGTTTGTCGAGAAAATCTTGGCGGCGGTCACCATATTTCAAGGAGTCGACAAAATCGAAATCATGTTGTATTTTTTCAACAGTAACCTTTGGCACATCATCGATTGCTATTGATAAACAAAGTCCTGAAATTAATTTATCACCATATTTTAAATGTTCAGCTACGAAATCAGGGGACCAAACAACATCAGAGTTTCCAAAAATATAACGGTCTCCGCAGGCTAAATTAGCACCTCGATTCCAAATATATGCAAGTCTATAACCTTCATTGGGTCTTGAAAAATGCTTGATGTTTTCTTGTTGCAGCCATTCTACAGTTCCATCTGTTGAGCCATCATCTGCGATGATTGTTTCAAAATCTTTTTCGGTTTGAACTTTTAATGTTTCAATACTTAATTTTAATGCAGGTAAATTATTAAAAGATGATAATATTATGGATGCTTTCATATGTAGTGTATTTTTTGTTCTGGAAACTGAAAGTGGCAAATATCTGATATCATTATATTTTTATGGGATGGATCAAGTATTCGTCTTCCTCTTATAAATTTACACAATTTTATATGATATTCGGGGTCTAATAAATAATACTTGTTTAGGTCGTTTCTCTCGACACATTGTTTTAGAAAATTCTCGCAAGACCATCCATCAATATAGTCCCATGTACAATTATTGTAATCTTTGATTGTTTTTATATATTCATAGCTTTCATCTATGTAGTCTTCATTATATAAATAATCAATCTTGTCGGCACGAATAAAATAAAAATTTGTTTGAGGGTAGAAGTGATTATTATAATGCCTGGTATAATTGAAATTATAGGTTTTTAAATCTTCTACCTTGAATCCATTTAAATAAATAAAATCTACATCAGGAACATTGATGTCTAGTATTGACTCGTTAAATATAACGTCATTTGAGCTTTTTAATGCCCATTTTCCACCTTTTGATTTGCATAAGTTAATTAATGCATTTTCGCTATCGGCAATCCCGAAGCCATGCCCGCGATTCTTTTCTATACTAATAACATCACAATCTGGAAAGTACTTCTTCCATAAAGCCTCATTCTTTTTGACCAGGGAGTTGCAAAAATTCGAATAAGTCGTGGCTATCGCAATATGCTTAAATTGACTTAAGACAGGTAAATTGTACTGGATGTATTTTTCCTCAAGTAAATCTATAGATGAATCTGAATCTATATAACCATTTGATAAGAACCAACTCTCATTAATAATGCTTTTTAAAATCATCTACAGAAATCAATGAAAGTAACTCGGCCCTATTTTTGCAAAAGAAATCCCAAGAATCGATACCTTTTTGAATGAAGTCTTTGTCGAGTTTTTCGTCTTGTTGGTTTTTTAAAATTACACCTACACCCCAGTCAGTATCAACCACGAAATGTTTATGCTGTGGGTTGATGAGTCTTGAACGCAGGAATGATTTATAAACATCCCCCATCCAGTCGACTTGAGATCCACGAGGAACTTGAGTATGTTTTTTAGTTGGAGGGCTGCAGTCATGCATTAATACAAAACCGTTATCTACTGTTGACGATAAGGAATTCTTTATGTCTTTATCTACCTGATCTGATTCATGTAAGCCATCTATAAAAACTATATCATATTTTTCAACTGACATGCCATGAAAAAAACCAGCAAAAAACGAACAAGAAGTAGTGTTGTAATTAACCATGTGGTGCATTTCGTTTTCATGGCCAGGGTCAACACCATCTTTATGTTTAACGTTGATTTTTTCTATACATTCACCTTTGAAAACACCAATTTCTAGGTATCTTGCTAGATTATACTTTGATATAAAACTATTAATTATATTATATCTTTTCATTTCCAGAAATCATATATCCCTTTGTCGACCTCGTACTTTTCCCACTTAAAAATTTCGCGCACTGGTTGTTTTTGTGCCCATGCCCACATTTGCGATAAGCCGTCTCGCAGTGAAATGGTATGCTCAAAGCCTAATATGTCCACAGATTTTTGATATGTAGGTATAGAATGTTTAACTTCGTGGCGAGCCTCTTTGTACGTAAGGTCCCCGTCTTTAATGATATCAAGTAAAATTTGATTAGCTTCATTAATAGAGTGCTCTTCAACTCCACCAAGGTTTATAATTTCCTTTGAGGATTCTGGTTTAATTGCAGCATTATATAGCGGTTGCAAAATATCATCAACACAGCTAAATGCACGTGTTTGTTTGCCGTCTCCAAAAATAGACATTGGTAGTCCATTTATGTGTTGGAACATCCATATTCCTAAAACATTTCTGTATCTATCCCAAATATTTTGCTTTGCACCATATACATTATGAGGTCTTATAATGCACCAATCTAATCCATGCTGTTGCCCAGCAATTTCAATATCCATTTCACAAGCATATTTCGCGACACCGTATGGATCAATTGGGGCTGGGGTTTGGTCTTCTTTAAAGATGCCTCCATTTCCATGCCCGTATACAGCCAAAGAGGATGTGAAAACTAATCTTTTGACATTATAAGTAATGCATGCATTGATAACTGCAGCAGTAGAGACAGTATTGTTCATGTAATTGAACTTCCTGATAAAAGGACTTAGTCCTTCTGCAGCATAAGCCGCTAAATGGAAAACATAATCTATGCTATGATTCTCAAAAATTTCATTGATATCATCTTGATGTAAATTAGCTTGATAAAAAACAACTCTTTCATCAAGGTTTTCTATATACCCACCACTTAAGTCATCAATGCCTATGACTTTTATGCCAGAAATGTTTTTAAGAAGCCAGTCGGCTAATCTACTTCCAATAAGGCCAGCAACACCAGTAATAAGTATGTTCATATTTTATATATACACTTTATTGTGAAAATTTATAATCAAAATACTCAATATCTTTTGCATATTTTTCTGCAACAATTTCACGAGTTTCGTCGTCGTAATATTCAGTATAATGCTTGTGGTTGTTTTTGTTTTTGCGAGGCAACTTTACTTTAGGGATATTTAAATATTCAAAAACTTTATCCATACCATCAAGATCTTCAAGTTTAAAAATGTAATCCATAAGTGAATTACCCGATTCATCAAAAAGCCAGCTGACTTGAGGGTTTGCTGGGTAATGCATAACAAAATCTTTGAATTCAGTATAATTATGTTGACCCTTTTTTAACCTGTAAGCCCACGACGACACCCTTCTTTCCCAAGGATTTCTTACTACTGAAAATTTATAATAATCGCCCCAATTCCAGCCTTCAGATTCAAAATGTTTTTTTAGATTGAGTGCTGTAGTGTGATGTTTGTACGGTGAATTTCTGTTATTAACACTCGTAATGTCACTGTATGGATCAATAATCGACCTAACTGAAGTGCTGCCAGTTTTAGGGACGGCTATAAAAACAAATTTATGCTTGTGGGATATTCTCATAGCTAATAGATGAATCTTGTTTTGATTTATTCCATTTTTTAATGTTATTTTTCTCGTTCCATTCTCTGCCCACATGATTGAATATGCCATTGAAATGGACCCGTTTAACATTTTTAAAATGATTATGATCTTCTTTTCGTTTATTCCGGTGGTAGTCAATCAACAACTGTTCTGGGTCTTGTTTTGTTTCGTTAATAGAATAAGGGTGGTAGACTTGATCGATGAAGAACTTCTTGCTCCACATAGAGGGGTGAAATGAGAACTCGAAAAGATGATTAGGGTGAAAACCTATATAATCGTAATCGCTATCTATTAATTCTTGTATGTTATAGCTAATATCATGCTTTTTATCATCTTCAAGCCAAAAAACATAACCGTTGTCACTTAATTTATCTATATTAGAATAACATTCGTTAATAAGTAGATTGGCCGCAGTAAAAAAACAAGGTTTCGTTGGCTGGTAAATGATAGTAGAGCCAATTTTACTCGTAAGATTTAAGAAGTTTTCATAGGTTTTTTTTTGATCACCAAGAGCAGGGTCAATATTAATGAGCCAGTGAGCCTTGACGCCTTGACTCCGTAAATCATTTGCGAAGCTGGACAGGCATTCGCTATGTAGCTCTGAGCGACAAATAGCCGTAGTTAATATATATAAATCAAACATTTTGAGATTTATTAATAACTTCTAGCCACTTTTGGTTTACTGCATCAATTGAAAAATACTCTAAGCTAAAACCGAAAGCATTATCCGTAATGCGATTGACTTCTTTTGGATTTTGGTTTGCCCAATTAATCTTATCAACTAAATCAGAAAGATCTTTTTTAATTGGAATATAATGCTCCATTGGAGTTAGGTATTCTTCGTAGTAAGCTTTATGAAAACGCTCCTGCAAGAAAGTGAGCCGATGAGATTGAAGAAAATATTTAACCCTAGGGCTCCAGCCGGAGGCTTGAAGATCAATAAAATAACTATATTGAGAAACAGCATCTTCAAGGGAAATAAAATTTGGGTCATTTGTATTAGGTTTTGAAAACTCAGCATCAATTAAATCTGGATATTGTTTGCTTAAATTGACTAAGGGGCCTCGAAGTTTTGGATATTTTGTGCCTCGCCAAAACATTTTGCTGGATTTTGGTTGTAGATCTCCGACCGAACGAATCCTTGGGTAATATTTCTCGTATTTCATGCCGCACCAATCCCAGAAAGTGAAATCAGGGCAACAAATAAAATCAGGATGCCTTCTTAAGTTTGGGGGGCACTCTGGTTCGTTCTTATCAATATAGGATTGAAATAAAATGGGCTCCTTCGATTCATTTATTATTTTCGCCTTAGGCGGTACATCAATAAAATAAATTTTAACTGGATTAAAATCAGGAAAATTTAAGGATTTATCTGCCCTCTCTAGCTGCTTGAAAAAACCAAAAGCTTTACTATTGTCCGCCTCGAATTTCCAGGGAGAGTGATCATAATAATGACATTTTAATTGACCTAATTTTTTTTCAACAACGACTTTGCCAAATTTAAATCTATCTTCCTCAAAGGATAAATCGAACCTTTGGGGTTCACCAATAATTCTATAGGGTGCGAAATTAGACTTCACTTTTATCTTTCACTTGGGAATATTTATCGTTATAAAAATTACTGATAGCTTCATCTAAATCACATGGGGAAGCCAGGGGGTTTTTGTATACCGTAATCTCTCTAATTAAAAGCTCAGAAATGTGAAGAGCTAATAAAAAAGGAGAATTCTCTTCTTTTAATCTTGAAAACTTCGGATTACCTTCGTTGATTAATATAGTGAAATTTTCATTATCATCAACTCTTGACATTAGGTTTTTCTCTTCTTCGCCGAAATCGATAATTATATATCGAATCCTCTTGGATTTCTTAAGTTTTTGATTTTTAAATCTATCCCACAAGGGAGGGATGTTGTTTTCTGATTCAGGCTCTTCCTCTTCTTCCTCTTCTTCCTCTTCTTCGGGCTCTTCCTCTTCTTCCGGTTGAAAATCAAATTCTCTTCTAGAGACAATTTCAGCAAGCTCTTTAAGCTCTTCTTTTTCTTTTTCCTCTTGCTCCTCTTCTTCTGTTAGATCTTCCTCTTCTTCTTCGTCTTCGCCTTCGTCATTTTCCCAAAGATCTGAAAAATCTTCTTCGTCAAAATATTCAGCAAGCATAGTTGATACTTCGTTAGCTAAAGCATCGAGTATGTTCATTTTTTCCTCTTGATTTAATTTAATATATTCAATAATCCATTCAACCAATACCCTGTAACATTTCTCAAGAAAGGGCTTAGTAATTGGGTGGTCATTTCTTAAACTATGGTGAGATAAATCTTTAGCGGGCATACCCGTGTCGTCAAGAACTTCAGAAAGAGCATTGCAGGAAACAAACCCAACTAACTTATTAAACACATTATGTATTTTATCGTGATCCAAAAATTCTTCTTTGTTTTTAGATTCGACCCAGCTTATCGTTGACTCAAGTAAATCTTGGTCTGACAAGTGAAGTGGGCATATTTTAACTTTTGAAATAATATCAATATTTTTAAGGGGGTGATTTTTCAATAAAGACCGGCTGTAAACTAAAGACAGCCTAAATTCAATATTAGCCTTTTTCTTTTCACCATAATAATCATATTCAAATTGGCGGCTGATAACTGGAATATTTGATCCAGGGAGTTTGTATATAAATTCTAAGCTTTCACCATTCAAGATCAATGAAAACTTTTTGCCTTCTTTTTCTAGCTGGGGTATCAAATGACCAAAGAAAGTTCTTAGCTCATTTTTAATAATTTTTATATTCCAACTATTGATTTGTATTCGTCTTTTAGTTGAGACAATTGTGATCTTTGTGCCAGTTTGAGTTTGAATTGATGATTCTTCTGGAGAAATCTCTTTCATTGATGGGGAATATTCATTCAAAAATGAAACTCCGGATGGTTTGTATTCTATTAAAAAACATTTGCCGTGAATATTTTTTGTTTCAATTATCCAGTGAATATCTACTTCGTTAGAGAGCTTGTCATTTGCAAGTTTGCCACCAATTCCCATTTGACCCAAGCGCAACCCGTGCCCATTGGTGGTATCATAAGAATTACCGAAAACAAAATATTTATCAAAAGCATTCATTCCATTTTCATCTTTTTCATGATCAAACCCCTGCCCATCATCGGTAATCACAGCTTGACAGGATTCGTCGCCGTAAAAAGGATGCTTCAGTTCAATAGAGCAAGATGTTGAAAAATTTTGAATTGAATTTTTAACAAGCTCAGTAAAGGCTTGAGGGATATTAACTGTAGATTGAAGCAATCGGCTAAGGTTCGCCCCTGTTTTAATTTCTATATTACTCATAATATTTATATTACACTATATAAAAGCTCACCCCTGTTTTGTTTCACGAAAACAGCTTTTTCTTTCATGAAGTCTTGTATTTGACACCTGTTTTGTTTAAAGTTTTTATCTTTAAGCGGATTAATTGCTATGCAAAAATGCTTGATAGAATATTTTGAAAAGTTAATGGACTGTAAGACTTTTAAGGCCCTATCGGCATCAATTATAGATAAGAAATCTATGGATGGTGGTATGTTGGAAAGAGATGCATAAACTTTATGGCTCAAATATTTTTCACCAACAAACACATTAGAATCTTTTGTGTTTTTATAGGGACTAATTTCGATACATGTTAAATCTTTTGCAAAATTTGTTTCACTCAAAAACCAACGATCACTCAACCATCTGCTCGTAGAGGATACTATAGCTCCAGAAGGTAATTTCACAAAACCTACGAGTGTTTGGTTCGGGCCAGAGATATGCTGAATTAAATTTTCCATGCTCTTCTATCGATAAATGATTGTTTTTTATGCTCAGCTTCTTTTTTTGTGTTTGGATGCCAAACATAGGTAGAATCTTCAGCCGGACCTCTTTTGATTAGCGGTTTACTTAAAGCTAGTAAAGATAACTCATTATAATTATAATCTTGATCGGCTGTATTATCTAAAATTAATTCATCGCCAAGATCATGAGTTTGGCAAATGGGGTTGTTTTTTAATAAGAATTGATTGAAGTTCTTTTGATCAGATCCTTTGATCTCTCGAGTATTTAGGAATTTATCTAAATAATTTATGGTTTTGTGGTTGCTGCGAAAGAATATCCATCCCATACAGCATGTAAAGCCAAATGCCTCACGAACTTCAGGGGGGAAGGCATAGCTATGGCGAACAGTAGAAAAAATAACGTCTTGATTGTTTGCTTCTATTAACTCTGGGATTGGATTCTTCAGCCAAAGTGCATCAGTATCTGAGTGAATAATATCATACCCTTCCTCGAGATACTTTTTAAATATAAAGGTTCTACGCATGGTATGTTTGCAGCCAGAAATCCAGTCATCGTTGAATTCTTCTAGTACTCTGGAGTGACAGCCGTGGGATTTTAAATATTGATCCGATTTAGCATCAAGGCATAAAACTTCATAATTGTCTATGGATAATTCTTCTAAGTGCTTAACCCAGTTAAGAGCTATTTCTCTATATGGATAATTACAAAATGATATAATTTTAAGATTCATTGCAAAATAATTGGTGATTTTAGTTCACTATAATGAGTTTTATAATATTTCTTATGAGAACTTAAATTTTTCAACAAAGAAGGCTTAAGGTCTCCATTATAATTTTTAGGTTTAAAGGTGAATTTATAGTTACCGCTTTTTATCATGGGATGTATAACGGAAGTATACATTAATGGCCCGGTAATTTTTGTAACATCAAATTTGCCAGCAGCTTGAGGATTTGCGGTATTTATATTTTTTATACATTGATTGATTACAGCTAATAAAAAAGGATGATTTGGTGCGCATCCAATGAATAAATTTTGATATTCACCATAGCCTGTCTTGAGTCTTGGCTCCCAATATGCATCAGGCCAAGACGAAATCAAATATTCATCATCATCGGAGATGATTTCCCTAAGGGGTCTTTTGAAACCAGTCTTAATATCTATATAGATTCCTCCAAATTTATAAAGGACAAGATATCTAAAAAAATCAGATCTTGCTGGGCCGTATTCTGGATTAATTTTGTAATAAGCACGGTTTACTTCTTCTCCGTAATGTAAAGATATAAAATTTTCTATATCATAATCGCTGTAAAGTTTGTGCTTATATTCTGGGTTGTTGAATTTTAAGCGATCAACTAACTCCATCAAATCAAATGGTAACTCCTTACTGGGGAATGTTTGATGTATAAGTCTAGTGATCATTTTTTAATTGAATCAAAAAAATATTTATCAAGAGACTGGGTCTTTAATATGTCGCCTTCATTTGTTCTTACCCATTTTCTGTAAAAATTATTAAAGTTTAATTTCAATTCTGGGCCAGATTTTTCCCTGAGTTGATTATCAATATTATCAATAACTCCAGTGTTTTTTAGGATATCAAGTAATCTTTTCGCGCTAGAAATTGATGTAATGTAAGCCTCTCCCCATGTAAAGAGCCTAATAATATTAACATCATTATCTAGGCTTTTCCATTTACCGCTCATTTTTTCATCAAGCTCTTCAAAAAAACCCGGTAAAAGATTGACATCATCTTCTATAAAGAGAGCATAAGGTATTTGGTTCGATACTTGAAATTGTAAAAATTTAACCTTGGTAATCCAACAAGCAAGAGTTCCGTAGTTATTGAAGTCATTTTTTGGACCTACTTTTAACTTATAAAAATCGACATTTAAATCTAAGAACTCTTTTATTGTTTCTTGTTTATTGTAACCATTTACAGAGTTAAAAATTTCGATAAAGGGAAATGAATTAATTGCTTTTTTTACATATACCTCGCGCTCTTCGGTTAATAAGGATAAGATGTAGGCCTTATACTTCATAGCCAAATAATTCAAAATCTTTTTTATAGTAGTTGTATATTTTGCCTCTTGACAAGTCACTCCATTCAAATTCTTCCTTGAAGTTTTTTGAATTGTATGCGTGTGGAAGATTTAATTCCTTGATGCCTATGTTGCTGCAGACTTTATTGAAATCTTCGTGCAAGTTTTCGAATCTACCAATAAAATCACAAGTGAAGTCAGAATTAATTTTATCTGTAAAATAGTGACCGCCATTTAGATCGGGGAAAAACTCAAACTGAGGTAGAGTGTGATAACTATCATACTCACTCCAAAGATCTTTGTTGAACATTCTGTACTCATCATCCACCGTTAATTGGACATACTCTTCAAAAGATACAGACCTCTTTTTTTGATAAAATTCTATATCTGGATGTACTCGATACTGTAACTCGCCCCATTTCCATGCAGAGACAAAACGATCATATGGATCGCGAACAAAAGAGAATACATAATAATCTAAATGGTCGTTAAAGAATTTACTAAAGCCCCTCTTTCTTAAAACCTTAGATGGTATTTCTGGGTCGACCTGCCTTAAAAATTTTTCCACAGAAGTTCCGGCGGCTTTAGGGATATGAATGAATACACACTTATGTTTATGACTGATCATTTTAATTTTTCCATTACTTGTTTTACTGCCATCCACATATCTAAGTATTTATATGTTGCAAGCCTCCCAAGAAATATTACATTATTTTCTGAATTCGCAGCCTTTTTATATTTAGTATATGTTTCGGTGCCTCCGTTGAAAGGCTTTGGATAAATGGGTTCATTCTGGCCTTCTCTGTACTCTTCTGGGTAATCTTTAGTTAGTATAGTGTGCTTAGGCTTTTCATTTAAATAGGCAGCACTATCCATTGTTCTATTAAAAGGCTGTCTGTTGCACTCATTTATGACTGCACCTAATTCATATGAAAACTTTGACTCGTCTCTTTTGGTTTTTGTATGCTCAAATCTAAGCGATCTATAGGGCAAGTGGCCAAATGAGTCATTGAAATATTGAGATATAGTTCCTGTCCAAACCATCATATCTCCCTTCACATTTTTATAATGTTCTTTATCGACGCCAAGGTTTACTTTTATGCCGTCGAGCATTGACTTAAACATTTCAGTATACCCATTTTCAGGTATTCCTTGGTATTTGTCTGTAAAGTAGCGGTCATCATAGTTATCTCTTTTGTTTGGAACTCTGCGGCTTATGCTTCTGGGTAAATCTGCCCAAGGTATTCCCCAGTGTCTCTCTGAGTAGTCTACAAATAGCAAGTCTTTAATTTCTTCTGGAGTCAAATCCCTGCCTAGTTGCTCTTCTGTTTTTTTACTAAAAGGTATTGAGAGTAAACCTTCTTTGGTATTCGCTCTTACCTTATGCTTATAATCATTAAATTTAGTATACCTATTTAAAAACCCCCAAACATCTCTATCGTTTGTGTGAAATATATGAGACCCATACTTGTGAACAGTGACGCCGTCTTGTTTCTCATCATAGCAATTACCTGCTATATGATTTCTGGTTTCAAATATTTCTACATCATGCCCTTGCTCTTTCAATAAAATCGCCGCAGTAACACCTGAGAGACCGCACCCTATAACATTAACTTTCATTATTTAAAAGTTTTTTCCAGATTTGATTTATGTTTGGTACCGAAAAAGTTAAGCGAGCGAACTTAAGGGTATTATCTATAATTTGCTTGCACTCTTCTTCGTTTGATTTAGCCCATTTAATTTTTTCAATAATATCAGAAAAGTCATAAGCTACTGGAATATAGTGAACCCACGGATCAAGGCTCTTTTCAAAAAAACATTTATGATAATGGCATTGTAGAAACAGCAACCTCCCGCTAAGCAGTAGATACTTCAATCTTCCACTGAAACCAAAAGCTTGAGTGTCTATTACATACTTATAATTTTTAAAGGTATCAAAAAGGCTCATTCTATGTTGTTGGTTTTCGCCTCCAACGTGATAAGCATCAATATAGTCTGGGTATTTTTGGGTTAATTTACAAAGATTCCTCCTGCTTTCCATTCTCGCCGCACCTCTCCAGCAAATTTTAGGCATTACATCATCTTGAAGTTTTAAATCTAAAAGATCGTCATACATTTTAGCATGATTAAAATTTAACCAATTAGAGAAATTAAAGTCGGGGCAACAAACTAAATCTTTATGATATTGTTCCTGTTTGAAGGTGTCTGGATAGCACTCAACTTCTTTATCGATGTAACATTGAGAAAAAACAGGTTCCGTGCTACATTCAACCATGTTGTAGCCGGGGTTGTTGTCTGTTGTGTACAATCTTACATAGTCAAAGTCGTTAAACATAGCATCTTTGTCGGCCCTTTTAATTTGAGAAATAAAAGCATGTGGCCTGTGGTCTCCGCCATATGTATGAAACTCTAATTTGCCATCTTGTTTTCTGAAAACTAACCTAGTATTTCTAAACTTCTTCCCCCAAGAAGTTTCGGGGCACTCTGAGTTGTTATCAAAAATTTCTGGACTTCCGAGCTTTTTCATTTAATAGCACTTCTCCTGAAAATTAATATGAAAATTTGGTATACCTTTGTATAAACAAAACTCATTAAACCTGCTAAAGTTTTTAAATAGGAAGTTTGTGTGCTGTAATAGGTAGAAGTCCACTAATGCTTCTTTAGCTATCTTTGTTCTGCCGTATGCTTCTTCCATCTTTAATTCTATGTCTGTAGATTTTTCGCCTTTTTCGTGTCCAGTGCCACAACCTGGGGGCGCGAAGTACCTCTCTGTTATAATAGTGTTTCCATATTCTTTTTCAAATAAATCAGCAAATTGCCTTGAGTCGGTTGCAAGAAAAAACTTATAGTTATTGCAAGCCTTTAAGAATGCCCTAGGAGAGCCAAATAGAATATGATCCATCTTCTCTTTAAATATATTAAAGATAGTTTCTATTGCGTTTCTTTCTCCCTGAAAGCGATTTGAGTTTCCGGTTTTTGGCGGCAAAGCCTCCCCGTTAGATGTTCTGGCATGAACTCCAACTACATAATTTCCGGTAAAGTATTTCTCGCGAACTTCATTAATTTCGGCGGCAATAGCTCCATGCACATTAATCCGATTAAATGTGTCATAAAATTTCTTCGACTCCTCTTTTGATTTGAGTGGATTTTTAATAACTAGCCTTGAATCTGAATGAGGTTCTGCTTCTTTTCGGTATTGATCTATACATTCTTTATTTAAAATAACTTCGATATCTGTATCTATGCTTTGAAAATATTCCCCAAATAAATTCTGATCGCCTTTGCTAGCCCAGTGCCCACGCATGTCAATAAGTATATCTTTTTTATTCTGCTCGCAATACATTAATGCATTAGTAAGATGCCACAAGGTGTCACCCCAACCAGTATCACGAGAAAAATAATAGTAGTTGTTCATTATATTTTATCTATTAGGTAATCGTCCAGAAATTCTTCTTTATCTATTATAAAGCAATCCTTGCTAAATTTTCTTCCAAATAAGCATGGTGAGTTTAATAGATGTAATAGCTCTTCCTCTTTTATTTCAGTGTATTCTTTTGGGTGCTCTTTTGTGGGTTCCGACGACTTATATTTATATTTTAATCCAGGTGTATTCCAGTTTACGAAAGTAGTAGCCTGGTCCATGTGGGTTTCTGTATAATGAGTATAATCTTGCAGTCCTAGTTCATTGACTAATGTGATATAGTAATGCTCTTCGGGTGCGAAGATATCTTTATATAAATGATTTAAATAAAAAGAATTTGGAGCAGATGCTCTTTCTGCTATAGTTCTATTTAATATAAACCATTGGTTGGATTTGTCTATCTTATGCCTAGGTATATACTCTAATAGGTCATTGCATCTCGGAAAGCACTTGTGTCTTTTAGCGGCCCTAAAGAAATGAGCATTATCATCTCGAGTTAAGAATTCATATACATATTTAAAGTTTTTTAAAGGTATGCAAGATTGACTTACATTTATGAACTTTTTATTATCTTTATCCTTTAAGGCCTCTTGAAGCATTAGGTTGTTTGCATGAATCAAACTTATGTCGCCAAATTTTGTTTCCGATGTAGATTTAAGCTTATATTGTTCAAGGTGCTTTAGTTTTTTATTAGTTTTGTAATGGATATATATATTATATAAAGATGGGTCGATCCCCTCAAAGAACTTAACCCATAATTCTTCGTGAGCTATTTCATCATAAATGAGAAATAAAAATGCAATCTTCATAAAAGCACTTTTTCGTCGCCATACTTATCAAACATTTCTTGGTAATTAGAAATTTTATCGTATGCTTTTTTGCCAAATACTCTTCTGTCTGTTCCTAAGAAATTTTCGACATTACCATAATCTACTTCTATGCCAAGATAATTAATTAATTCATTAAATTTTGCTAGCCTTTCATCGTAAGTTTCTAAGCCGTAAAGATCTTCGTATTTAGATATATATGAGTTAGGAGGTAACAATGAATGGTAGTGAGGTATATATTTTTTATACCAAGCGGTACGACGCTTGATGGGGGGCTCTTCAAGCTCTTGGTAGTCAAACGAGTCGACTTTCGACTTGTGCTCTTTTTCTTCACCCAACTGCCAAACTTGAACTTGATTTGCAAGCTGCCAGGAAATAGCGGGATAAAAAGCACTTTCTCTATATTGAAAAATAATTTTAATACCGTGAGCGACGCAATATTCTAAGAAGTGTTCATTGCCTGGCTCAGACACAGTGCACCATACGTGCTTGACCCCGTCAAATTCTTCAAACAGGGAGTCGAGGAAAGGCCAGAGTAAATCACGGTCTTCAGAAATATTATTGAATTTATTAAAATAAGGAATGTTTTTAGAGTCTGCTAAATTATTGGGGTCCATGTTATGGCTCTCTATTATATTGGCATACCTTGAATTGTGCTCAAGGTCTCCTGTTAAGCAAGAAAGAGGCTCGTGAACAATTCTGTCGTTCTTGTTAAGGGCGGAAATTAAGCTAGTTGTACCAGCCCTTTCTTGCCCGAATATAATAAATTTAGAATCCATAATTAAAATAATTTAAATCTTCTACGAAATGACTAGATACTATATCTCTAGTATCTGCTGTATAGTAGTCTTTGTAGCTTTTTTTCTTCTTGTATTGACTACTGCTGTTTTGCCGCCAATCATTAAATCCAGTATCTTTCGGAAAGCCAAAATGCTTTGACAAGTCTTGCAGGCAAGTTTTCATGTCTTCAATCTTGTAAAATTGATCCAGGCTAATGGTTTGACCAATCTTAATCCGGTCGACGTAAGGATCGTAATAACCTGCATGAAATTTTTTGATATTACCTTGGTTATAAGCATAATCTATAAACCCCTCAAAGTCATCTCTGATATAATAATCATGAAACTTTTGAACATAAGGCATCATTGGGGAGTCAATGTTGTTTTCGACAAAATAATCAAATTTCCAACCGCCTAAATATGTATACATTGATACGACTCGGTCAAATGGATTCCTTACTATAGTAAACTTAAAGTAATCTTTATATTCTGGTACATCTTTTACTATGCCAGAAAGAGCCCTTTCGCAAGTTGTCCTGTATTTGTTATCATAGTCTTGCTGGTTTTGATTACTTTCGTATCCAGGCTCTATATTAGATAATAGGTAATGTTTAATAAAGGTTCCCGCAGACTTGGGGATATGTACATAAATGAATTTGTGTTCGTGACTATACATCGATCTTATCCATCACTTCTGGGTTATCTAAATTGTCGAGTAAAAATTGCTTTCCGTCCTCACCACAAAGGTGACAAAGGTAGAATTTTTTATTGGCATCTCCTTTTTGAAAACAAGCCTGGTAGTTAGCATTCCATTCCCACTGAAGTGGCTTATGGTAATCTGTAACATCGGTTTTAGCATAAGCATAACCATACATATCTTGATCTATAAAGTCTTTGGGCTCGCCGAAAACTTGAAGGACTGGATTATCTATTAAGTTATGATCCTTTAGGAATTGAACTATGTTATATTGGTCAGGTAAGACTGATACCATTTTTTCTACTATTCTTCTACTCATAATATAGCAGCCAAGATTAAGATTATATTTTGGGATTTTACGGTTTGTTTTTTCATTTAACCAATAAACATCTTCATCTTTAGGTATCACTTTAAGGTAATCTTTCATGAAGGTTTCATTTTTAGCCACAACAGCTTCATTGAATCCGTATTGCATCATGAAATCATCATCTTTGTGAAATTCAAAAATATCAACAGCGTCCTTACTAACAACCATATCTAGATCAAGCAGCGCGAATTTATCATAATCCGTCTTCATGAACTCATGAAGAAAAAGAATCTTAACAAAAGTGCTTTTTTGGTAATGAGTGAAATCATATTGATGTATCTCTTGGTACCCAGGAAAATCATTCATGGAAATGATTTTTAAATCACATCCGATTTTCTCGGCATACTTTTCAAGCGAACCCAAACAATGGGGAACCCAAGCTACATCTTTATACCCAGGATTAGCAAAATCAGTATCCTTGGGTAGGTCGTTAATCACATATATTACATTACTCATAATTTTGTTACCTCCAAATCTTCGTCTAGTAAACCCCAGTTGTCGGGGTTAGGGTTATCTATTATCTTATTTCTTATATCAAGAGAGTTTACTTTTCTTTCTCCTTGATGTTGGGCATGTGGCTGTGTTGAGTCATTAGATGCACCTTCATTTCTTTCATGATATTGGTGGTAAAAGTCTCCATCGACAGCTAAACATAAGTTATATATATCTTCGTGCTGGGCGATTCGATTTAAAAATTCAGTATCCATGCTATTCATGTAAACAAGATCTTCGTTGAAACCCTTATGCTCTAAGTAGCAATCTCTGTCCACCATCATAACCCCAACAGCCCCGCCGTAAAAAGGAAAAATTTCTTCATTAGGCATTAAGCGGCTATAGTGATTGTGCTCGTGGCAAATGTCTACTTTTTGAGACAACTCTTGGTCGTATATGAAATCCCTAAATACAGAATGATGGGATTGCTCTTCATTAAGATTCCTGCGACTAGAGAAAGCCGCACGAGGCCAAGGCCAGCCATAATCTTTCACTTCATATTCATGATAGAACCAATCCATAAATCTCTGGCCAACTAGTGTATCTTGATCGATACGAGCAAAATGCTTGCCCTCTTGATGCCGGAAGCCAACATTCATTGCATGAACTTCTGAAAACGGAGAGTCTCCTTGGTGCTTGTCTGCAATATCAGGCGGAACCGTAACTATTTTAAGTAAGCCCTGTGTCTCTGGAGCAAAGCGAGAAGATAGGGATTCTTTAAGCGAGCCACTTCTGGAGCACCAGTCAACAAGAATCACTTCAGATTCATCGACCACATTGTTTTTGCGAATTATTTCACAAGTATGGTTGACGGTATTAAGACAACGACCAACGGAATCTCCATTGTAATTATCGTTGCGAGAAACTAAGATATAAGATATTCTTTTCATCCTTGAGGAACTAATCGTTTACAATTAAAAGAAAACACTCTCTTGGAATTAGGGACTGTAACCTGTATACCACCTATAGATTTAAGCATATCAGAGTAAGATGATCCAGGCGTAGATATATGCTTCTCGAGATGTTTGAGGCAGTGAAAGTTAATACTAGGCCTGTACTCCTTTTCAATATTTAAGTCATAAGTATTTGGTACAATATAAAATATTTTATTCATCCAATTAAATACATCATTTAATTCTAACATTATATCATGAGAATCAGTTACCACAAAAAAGTTAGACTTGCGAGAGTTGATCTGCACTTTATTCATCTGAGCAATATAAACATTAAGGTTTTGAACTTTTTCTGATTCAAGTATTACACCCCATGTTTTGTCGGTAATTCGTTTATTTATCCTAATGATTTCTTCAATAGCTGGCTCTGGCATAGAACTTAAACTATGAATTTCGTCTGAGAATGCATATTCTTTATATTCCATTTTTAATTTTGTTATTTTTTGCTGATCCGTGTAGTATTTTAATGATTGTTCGTACAAAAGTTCGCGGTCTAAGAAGTTTATTATTTCTTGACTCTTATCCTGGTACACATCAGAAATAGATTTGATGGATTTTTTAATAAAACAAATCATATTAAGTTGGTGGAGGTGGTGGGGGTAGCTTGACAACTAACCTTGATAACTTCCTCATCAAGAGGGTAGCTGTCTTTTTTATAATTAGCTTTGCCATTTATTTCCTTATACCTTGAATGAATTTTAACCATGATAGTATCTTTTTTTTCCGTTAAAAAACCCATAATTTTTAGAAATAAACACAAGAAATAAAAGAATACAGTCCATAAATTATGTATTACACTTGTTAGTTACGAATTCAGTGATTATATCAACCCTTTTATTTTCATCAGAATAGAACCAAACCCATGGGTAGCTATTCATTATTTTTTCAATTTTTAGTTTAGTTTTCTTAATACTATTTTCAATGACTTTTATATCAGAATAAGATATGTCATTCATGTCGATCTTTAAGTCTTTAGCGATGGATATAATCTTATTAATATCTTGATCTTTTTTAGCAGTAGTGACGTCCCGGTATTGATCGATTGATGATTCTATGTCGTCAACTTTGTCAGGATGAGTTTTTACCGCTATCTTCCTGAAAATAGATTTTATACCATCGGTAATAACATCCTCATCCTTTGTGGGTTCATCATTAAGGTCCTCTAGAGGGTTTTGCCTTGAGGAATTAGAGCAAAAAGAACATACGGCCTCACAAAATAATGGAGTTGCTTGGTTAAATATAGATTCAACGTCACTAAGTTCATCCTGAACTTCGGAGGACTTAGCTTTTAATTTATGTATTAATTTCTTTTTATAATAATCCAAAGTAAATTATTATAAAAAAAGCAAGGTAAAATTTAACCTAAAAGTCGTCTTCCAGCGAACCGCTTTGCTGGTACTCCCTGACCCTTCTTTCGAAGAAGTTACCCATAGCCTGCACATCGACAACCTCACCAAGCCAAGGAAATGGGTTTTTATCGCTAGGGAAACGGTAATCAAGACCAATAGCCTCAAGCCTTCGGTTCCCTATGTAGTGCATATAATCTACAAACATCTCAGCGTTTAAACCAAGTATACCGGTAGGTAGAACATCATTAGCATATTCTATTTCAAGTTCTACGGCTTTTTTAATATGAGAAACAAACTCGTCTTGAATCTCTTTAGTCCAAATATCTGGGTTTTGTTCAATTAAGGTATTGATTAAATACGTACCAAATGCAATATGAGAGCTTTCATCTCGTAATGTATATTTAATTTGATCAGAAATGCCTTGTAGTTTGTTTTGTCTGCCAAGAGCCAATAGCATCGCAAAGCCACTAAAGAAAAATGTACCTTCGCAAACAATCCAGTAGGTTAAAAAGTTACGAAGAATTTGTTGCTTACCTTCTTTTGAAGTAGAGTCAAAATCTTGACGGCTAATATCATCAGTAATACTCATTAAAAAGTCATCCTTTGCCTTAATGCTAGGGATGTTTTCATAAGCCGCAAAAACCTCTTCGATCTCAAGATCCAAACTATCGCATATATATACTACCGTAAGATTGTGAAGACTTTCTTCAAAAGCTTGACGCAAAATATACTGACGACACTCAGCATCCGTAATAAATCGGAAAGCAGAAAGGAGCAGGTTATTACCAACCAAAGACTCACTTCCAGCAAAGAATCCCAAACATCGTTTGACGAGGAGTTTTTCATCTTCTGTGATTTCATTATTCTTCCATTGTTTGATGTCGTTTTGCATTGAAATTTCTGTCGGCATCCAATTGTTGGCACAACTTTTAAGGAATAGATCCCATGCGTATTTATGTTTATGCGGTAAAATTCGGTTGACGCCAGCAATATTATCAGTAAGAAGTTCTCCAGTTTTTGTATCCATATAAGTATATAACGATTGATCTATATTAAAAGATCTTAATTATATGTCACTTTTTAAATAAAGTCAAGATTTTTTTATAAAGCCACTTACAGGCAAAAGTAAATAAAGGAAAAAATGAAATAATAAAAACGACACTACATATTAAAATAAAAATAAATAACGGCTCACTGTAGTCAATGTTAGGATTACCGGCTATAGTTTTTTGGGTAAAACTTCCCTGTGGGGGTGAGTTGAAGTTATCATTAGTAATAGGTGTAGGTTTTGATGGAAGCCTCCTAAAGCAACCAGAGCAAAGTATAAAACTAATATATAGTAAGTATTTAATCATTTTTTCTGTATTTATTTATTACACTTAATATATTATTCAGGTTAAATGAATCTATTTTCTTTACTCTTATATCTCCATCTTTTGGATGCATTAATATACCCGGCTCAACCTCATGATATAATATTAAATATGTTATGTAATCATGGGCACCGTGAGATTTTAGCCAGTTCCAGTATATGGACCTAGTGCCTTTAGGGCAAGATAGTAATATATCATCAAAGCAATATATTTTACCAAATAGTGTTATATCTCTAAAGCAAGAAACCTCACTAGGAGGCTCAGATAAACTACAGTCTATTATTAGGTTCACTAAGAAACATTACACCAACTTACTCAGCGCACGTGATTCTTAATTAAATTCATTAGTTTTAGATCTATCTTATCTGTAAAGATATCTAGCGAGTCAATATCAAACCATCCAGATTCTGTATGTTCAAAATTTAGTTTAGGTATGACAAGTTCTTCAACTTTATAGTAATATACATGAAATAAAGATTTTTTTTGGGGTATTGATTTTAAAAAATGCAAATCCTCAATAGGGGAAACTATTCCACTTTCTTCAAATAATTCTCTTACCGCACAAGTCTTGTGATCTTCATTTGGGTCTAAGGCCCCTGCGAAAATAGACCAATACCCGCCAAAAGAAACTTTTTCCCCGAAGTGGGTCTCTATTCTTTTAGATAATAAAATAGATCTACCATGCAAAACCGCAACACCGGCATAATCACATACATTACTGCTGCCCACTTTTTGTTTTAGACTCTAATTCAAACTTCATATCCCAATCAACCTCACCGTTTTCATTTAACCATTCGGGGCTATCTCCTTCTTCTTCTTCGGAAAAATAAACAAAGAAACCTAAGACACATATGATAACAAAAGCTATTGAGCAAAAAATCCATGCTAAATTTTTAAGAAAGAAATCTTTTATTACAGGCCTAGGTTTAGGTGTGGGTTCAGGGTCGGGAGTAGGCTTGGGAGTCGGCTGGGGCGTAGGTGTGGGCTTAGGTTTAGGCTCGGGCTTAGGTTTAGGCTCGGGCTTAGGTTTGGGATCGGGCTTAGGTTTGGGATCGGGCTTAGGTTTGGGATCGGGCTTAGGTGTGGGTTTAGGTTTGGGCTCGGGTTTTTTAGGATCAGGGGTGCCAGTAATCATGCCGTCCGCATCAACTATTCCATAACCAAAAGACCAGTCCTTGCCTTCGGGTCCCGCGTCGTCGGCATGAGTTTTTAATAAATCCCTGATTTCAGATACGGTATAACTCTTACCTTCTGATTTTAACTTTGACATTAACAAGGCAACGACTCCGGCTACAAACGGACAAGCCATGGATGTCCCGCTTAATTTAGAATAAGATTGATTAGTATATGTACTTAGTATATTAACTCCTGGCGCAGCTATTTCGACTTGATGGCCCCTTGAGGAGAAGTATGCTATTTTTTTACTTTTACTAAAAGCCCCAACAGCTATACACTCCTGAAATGCAGCCGGGTAATTAACGCCAGCTATCCCAGAATTACCAGCGGCACATATAACTGCTATATTGGCATCGTAGGCTCTTTTTACAGCTAAAGATATAGATTCTTTTGGGCTTGAAGAACCTAAAGACATACTAATGATATCAACTTTTGAGTCAATACAATAGTTAATTGCGGATGCTACGGAGCTTGAACTGCCTGAGCCGGAGTTACTTAACCCTTTGACGCAAAGACACTTAGAGTCTGGAGCAACCCCAACCATTCCTTCGGAATTATTTTTAGCTGAAATGATTCCAACACAATGTGTTTGGTGCCCATGCTTATCTTCGATTGTTTCTCCATCTATGAAGCTTTTACCCTCAATAGCATTATCCCCAATATCTTTATGGTTTGGCATTCCGGTATCTATAACACCTATGGTGATACCTTTTCCAGTTGTAGTCTCCCATATTTTAGGAATATTTAATTGACTTAAGCCCCAGTCCGTTGTTTGAGAAAAAGTAGATAATACCTCTTCTACCTTGATGGGCGGGAGTTTGAATTCATCACTCATATATTATATAATAATAATTTATTGGCAACTTTCACATGTTCCGCCATTTTGCATAGCCTCTAAACTGCAGGCAGATGGATCATTTTCTTTTGAACCTTCATTGTTGTCACTAGATGTTGACTTCTCGATTTTACTTGCAGCCCTGTTTCTTAAATAATATGTAGTTTTTAAACCAGATTCCCAGCACGACATATATATGTCGTTTAAATACTTTAAAGATGTAGATTTATTATACAAGTTAAAGCTAACTGCTTGATCTATCCATTTTTGACGAACCGCATTAACCTCGATAAGCTTAAACATATCACGGTCAAATGCCGTTTTGTACTTATTTATAATTTCTTCTGGTATAGAGCCATTTAAAAGGGAAAGATCCCCGTCTGAGTCTTTAACTATAGAGGCCATCTCGGCGCTCCATAAACCTGCGGACTTCATATCATCAACAAAGTGAGGATTTGTAATATAAAAGTTGCCGCTTTTATTTTCGTAAACAAAAAGAACAGAGAAGTTCGGTTCGATGCTTTGCTCAACACCATTAATATATCCAATAGTAGCTGTAGGGGCGATAGCCATAACATTACTATTACGCATTCCGTGTTTAGCAATATGAGACCTTAGGGATTTCCAGTCATTTTTAAAACTTTCTCCCCTACCTAAGAATGGACTCTTTTTATACTCAGATAAAACACTGTAAGAGTCAATTGGCAAAATGTTTTGACTCCATAAAGAGCCTTCATATGTCTTGTACCTACCTTTTTCTTTTGCAAGTTTACTACTGGCTGAAATCGCATGATAGGAATAAAACTCAAATAAATCATCATTTAATTTTATAGCTTCGTCGCTATCAATGTTAATGTTCATCTTATGGCATATGTCGTGCAAGGCCATCATACCTAGACCAATTGGTCGGTTCCTTAAGTTAGAATTACTAGCTTCTTCTGTTGGGTAAAAATTAATATCTATAACGTTGTCCAGCATCCTTACCGCAGTATTGATTGTGGATTGAAGTTTGTCATAATCTATAGTGTTGTTTTCTTTTAGGTGGTTTAATAAATTAATAGAACCCAAATTACAAACAGCAGTTTCTCCAGTTTTAGTTTTCTTGCCTGAGGAATATTCGGAGGCTTTTGTGTGCAATGTGATTTCAGTACAAAGGTTACTGCTATGAACCACCCCTTCATGTTGATTTGTGTATCGAATATTACAGGGGTCTTTAAATGTACACCATGGGTGAGATGTCTCAAATAATACCTTGAGCATTTTTTTCCATAATTCTTTAGCTGGAATTATTCTATAATTTTTAATTAATCCTTTTTCCGCTTGGTCGCAAAGTTCGTTGTATCGATTGTCGAATTCTTGCCCGAAAAGATCATGAAGAGTTGTGCCATCTTCGAGCGCTGTATCTTTAGGGTCAAAGTAATACCATGCATCTTCATTTTGAACTCTACGCATAAATTCATCAGGAATCCAGGATGCAGTATTCATATCGTGACAACGCAACCTGTCATCCCCTGTGTTTCTACGGAGATTAAGGAAATCCTCAAAGTCCAAGTGCCAGGGTTCAAGGTATGCGCAGCCTGCACCTGGACGCTTACCTCCTTGATTTACAGCCACAAGTAAATCGTTATAAATCTTTAACCAAGGAACAATTCCACTAGAAATACCATTAGTTCCCTCAATATGAGAACCTGTAGAGCGAAAAGGGGTAACATCAAGGCCAAGACCACCAGCGTACTTTGATTTACGAGCCTCCTGCCAAGCTCCGTCAAAAATTCCGTCAATACTATCATCGAAAGTATTAAGATAGCAGGAGCTAAGCTGAGAGTGAGTAGTTCCACTATTGAATAAAGTTGGTGTGGAGGATGTATAAAGAAGTTGACTTAATAAGTCGTAAAACTCGATAGCTTTAGCGTTCTTATCTGTTTCGTTGATAGCAAGACCCATAGAAACCCGCATCCAAAAAGACTGAGGTGTCTCCATGATTTTATTATCCTGCCTGATAAAGTAGCGGTCATAGAGTATTTGTACACCAAGATATTTTAAATTTTTATCCCTTCTAATCTTTAATGATTCTGATAGTTGAGATAAGTCGAATTCTAGCAACCTTTTATCTAGCCTGTTTTCTTTTACTAATTTTTTAGTATTTTGTATAAAGCTTTTACGGTATTGCAATTTAAATGTATCTGAGTCCACCCCCTCTTTAAAGACCTCTTTGTATAGGCAGTTTAATAGTAGACCAGCAGCAGCGTAAGAGTAGTTTGGCTCTTTTTCTATTTTTTCTCTTGCCGAAAAGACCAAAGCTTGATCTATTTCTTTTGATGTTATCTTGTCAAATAACTGCAATTGAGCATCTAAAACTATCTCACTAGGGGAAACATCCTCTATACCTTCGCATGCTCTTTGCGCACTCGCATTTATTTTATCTACTATAAAGTCTTCTAACCTTCCGTTTCTTTTTTTTATTTTTATATCCATGAGGTAGTTGTTTACACAATTGTAATTGTATATAATGAAATATCAACAATATTGATATTGTAAAAGCATTTTACAATAAAATACCGCGTATGGCAAGCAAAAAACTTGCTAAGTTATTAACAATTTACTCTTTAACGGCAGATTCGGACCTAGACCAGTCTAGATCGCTCCTGACATTAAGGTTAACATCCCATGCGGATTTTAAAAGCTTGGGGTCTAAACCATTTTTTTCAAATGTTTTAATTAATGCGTTAAGATCTTTAGGGAAGCATGTCCCTCCGAATCCTTTATCTCCATCATGGCCAGGAACTTGAAAATGAGATTGCCCTATTCTTTTATCACTCATAACTCCATTAATTATCGAGTGCCAGTCTAGCCCGAGTTTATCAATCAAAATGTGAATTTCGTTAAAGAAACTAACTTTTGTAGCAAAAAAGCAATTAGCTATATACTTTACAGACTCAGATTCGTCACTTTTCATTAGAACTGTCTGAATATTAGGAAAAGCTTTATTGAATAATTGAATAACTTTATTGCCAACACTCTTCTTTTTTGTATAACCAACAATATGTCGATCCGCATTTAAGAAGTCTTCTTTAGCAAATTTAGCGGTTAGGAATTCAGGGGAATGAACTATATTTAAGCTGGGATGCTTTGATTGAAGAGATTTAGTAGTCCCAATTGGCACTGTTGATTTAATAATAAAGATAGCTTTCGAGCCAATGGACTCAATCTCGTCAAAGCACGATTCGATAATAGATAAATTGCAGTCAGCGCCCATTGCATCTCTCATGGGAGTTGGGACACTAATGAAAACGAAATCTTGATATAGGGTCTCTTCTAATGTGTTTTGGGAGACGCTTGGGTTTTTGTCAAAAACCTTTACATCACCAGCATTAAATCCATTAGCTATAGCCGAGCCAACAAAGCCATTTCCAATAACCCCTATTTTCATTGTGGCTTATTGTCCTCTATCCAGTCTTCAAATTTTTGAACAGGGATCCAGTTGAGCATATTTTTAGCCTTATTGTTATCAGCCAATGTCTCACGAGATTCTCCAGGCCTGGAATCGATATGAACATGATCTCCATCAACAAGTTTAACAATATCAAGAACTGAATGATTTGTGCCAGTACCGAGATTAAACATTTCCCCGATAATTTCTTTGTTTTCTGATTCTCCAGCTAAGTACATAGCCTGCGCAATATCCTTAACATATGTATAGTCTCTTGTTTGTAGGCCATCACCAACAACTGTCATTGGTTTTCCGGATTCTTTTTGCCTGAAGAATAAACCAACGACTGGAGCATAATCTCCAGCCAATGGTTGACGCTCACCATAAACATTAAAAAAGCGAAATAAAACAGTTTCTACTCCAAAAAGCTTGGTATACATCTTGCATAATTCTTCGCAGTTAGCTTTACTAACCGAATAAGGATTTAAGCAATCATTGGGCATATCTTCTTTTAATGGAATAGGGTTTACTAAGCCATAACACGAAGAAGTACCAGCAAACATAACCCTCTTGCATTTGTTTAGTCTAGCTGCCTGTAACACATTTACGGTTCCAAGGGAGTTATTTTTAACGGCATCAGATGGATCTTGTACACAAATTTGAATACGAGACCTTGCGGCTAAATGAAATACTAAATCCACACCTTTAAATAAAGGTTCTAATTTTTCGAAGTCACAAATATCAACTTTATGGTTTTCGGTATCATCTCTCCAATTAAACTGTGAATTCGCAGTAGAAGACTCATCGTCAACAACTACTACATCGTGACCAGCATTAATTAATATTTCAACAAGGTGACTGCCAATAAACCCAGCCCCTCCAGTAACTAAACATTTTTTCTTAAACATAATTTATTATTACACATTTTTTTTATACCATTTGTAAGTTTTTTTAAGGCCTTCTTTTAATGTATGTTTTTGTGAGTACCCTAGGTTTTTGATTCTTGAATTATCCATCTTTTTCCTGAATGTACCGTCAGGCTTGGATGGGTCAAATGTTACCTCACCTTCGTACCCGATGATTTGCTTTATATTCTCAAGTAGATCTCTAATGGATACCTCGTCTTCAGATCCACAGTTTAAGTGAGATATGCCGGAAGAATATATGGATTTAGCATTAATGCTCTCTAAGCAAAAAACGATTGCATCAGCCAAATCGTCAACATACAAAAATTCTCTTAAAGGATTGCCACTACCCCAAACCTCAACATAATTAGAATTAGATAGTTTCGCTGCATTTACTTTATTAATAAAAGCAGGCAAGACATGAGATGTTTGGAGGTCGAAATTATCTCCAGGGCCATATAGGTTACAAGGCATTAATGAATAAAAATTAGATCCGTATTGTTGGTAAAAAGCTTCACACATTTTAAGAGCCGCTATCTTTGCGATTGCGTATGGCTCGTTAGTATTCTCGAGGACACCGGTAAGCAGGTACTCTTCCTTGATTGGTATATCCGCATACTTCGGGTATATACAAGAAGACCCTAGGTTGATTAGTTTTTGGACGCCACTAGAATGGCTAGCCTTTATAATGTTAGAGGATATCTGTATATTGTCATATATAAAATCGGCCCTATATGTGTCATTAGCTAAAATACCACCAACCTTTGCTGCACATAAAATAACATAATCAAATCTTTCCTGAGAAAATAGACTGTTCACACTTTCTTGATGTGATAAATCTACCTGATTCCTTGTTTTGGTGACAATGTTATGGTAGCCATGAGATTGTAATTTACTTACAACCGAGGATCCGACCATACCTCGATGACCGGCAACGAAGATCTTTGAGCTTTTCACCGAGATAAAATAGCGTAATCGTTTTCGTACATTTTTTTAACAAGACCATAAAAATCAGTCTTACGTGACCAGCCGATTTCTTTTTCAGCCAAACTGCAATCCCCGCAAAGCTCATGAACTTCTGCAGGTCGATAAAATTTAGAACTAATTTGAAAAATAAGCTCCCCGTCTAAGGTGTGGTACTGCTCGGTATCTTCTGATCCTGAGGACTTGTATTTAATTCCAGCACACTTTAAACTTTCATTTAGAAATTCTCTAACAGTATGCATTTCTCCACTACCAAGTACATAGTTTTTAGGAGTGGCCTGGTTAAGCATTAACCAAACACCAGGCATGAAGTCTTCCGCATCACTCCAGTCTCTTTGAGCATCAAGGTTGCCGAGCTCCAGGATAGGTATTTCTGAGCCATGCTCTAGTGCTTTTTTTATGCTAGCTATTCCATGACTGATTTTTCTGGTCACAAAATCAAGCCCACGACGTGTGCCCTCGTGGTTAAATAACCAACCCTGAACGGCATAAAGATCGTATGATTCTCGATAAACTCTTACTAGGTGTCTTGCTGCACATTTTGCAGCGCCATAAGGGGATTGAGGGCGAAGTGGGTGTTCTTCATTTTGTGGATTTTTAATTACATCCCCAAACTCTTCTGAAGAACCGGCATTATAAAACCTGCAATGAGGAGTAAACCTACGAATTGATTCTAGTATATGAAGTACAGAGTTTGAGTCGGTGTCCCATGTTTGGATTGGGAAGTCCCAGCTACCCGCGACAAAAGATTGTGCGGCAAAATTTATAAAATAATCAGGCTGTATATCAATAACCACATCTCTAATACTATGGGCATCGTTTAAGTCCAGGTTAATAATTTTAAACCTATCAGACTCTTTTAGGTGAAGGATATTTTCGTGGTTTTTAACACTAAGACGACGTATGGTTCCGTAAACTTTTACATCCGTGTTTTTTAATAAATAGTCAACCATATGACTTCCGTCTTGGCCTGTAATTCCTGTTACAATAACTTTTTTTATATCCATAATAATCAATACACAAGAGATTATAAGTTTTACATAAAATACTTCAATTAATAAAGATTAAAAAGTTTAAATTTTTGAATTGTTTATTAGTTTTGCTAAGCTATAAAGCAAACTAGATTTATCAATTGATATTGTTATTTTTTTATTAAACTTAATTCTACTGTAAAATTGAACTACTGGTTCGTATGCATTTTGGTATGCATCATAAGATCTTCTGTTTCCACCAAAGTACCTGTCTTTATCAAAATGACCAAAACCTATGATGTCTAGGCGAGATAAGTTATTAAACCAAAACAAAATCAAAGGCAAGAGGTAGTATGAGAATTTCTCTATCTCGAATCTACCATTAAGTAACCTATATAAATTTGATTGGAAGTTAATATCTGTAAAATCAGTTTCGGTTAAAATATCTATTAAGAACGGATTAAAAGCAAAGCATTGTTTATAGGTTTTAATAGGTGGATTTTTTTTATAAATATTAAGGTAATGCGAATTAGAAAGAAAGTTTGATATGCCCGCACCCTCTTTATCGAATAAGGTTGAATTAGTTTTAAGAACAGATTCATATGTCATGAAATCTTGACCTATAAATATAATTTTTCTTAAAAATTCTGAGCCGGTTTGTTCAATTACATGACAGTAGGATTGTGGGTCAATAAATGTATGAAAATCAGGACAAAATCCTATGTCATATAAGAATACCAAAGAAGACGAGGAGAAGGATAAAATAGCAAAACCTTCTTTACGTTTTCTTTCTAGAAATTTTTTACTTATCTGTTTATCAAGGACTGGACCTAGTAATAGAATTTTTGTATTTGGGATTTTTTTTATCTTTAGGCTTGCCTTGGGTTTTGGCTTTGGTCGGATATGGGGCTCTTGTTTAGGTTCTAGTGCAGGTTCCCCTTTAGGCTCTGATGTGGGTTTTGGTTTAGGTATGGGGTTGCTGTAGCATTTTGGATTTAAAGGTTTTGGGATCGAAACATTAGAAGGTTTAAGAGTATTTTTTTTAAATTTTTCGTAAAGAATTTCCGCTACATCAAACTGCCAGGGGTAATCAATATCAAAAGATTCCAGCTCTTCCATGCAAAATAAATGAGGGTCGGCCGGACTTTTATCATCCATAAAGAAGCCGTCTTTTATAATCCCAATAGGTGTGGCATATAAACAGTGTGCAGCTTCATAAACTGGGTCAACTATCTTTGTATTCATAATGGGTAGTTTTTTCCAGTTAGTAATCGGTTTTCCACTTTTGCTCCAAAAATAGTTTCTATTTAAAAATACACCAAAAGCCCCTTTTCTGTTGGACAGCAAAAAATCTTTCACAAAATTATCTATAGTAGATATGGATAATAGTGGATTGCATGCACTAATTAACACTGCATATTTATAGTCCTTTTTAAAGATTATGTTTAATTTGTTATGCCATTCATAAATTACCCCCATTTTAGTTTCTTCATTAGCCGACTGTTTGGATCTAGGGAAAATATTAATTCCATGCCGTATTCCGCATGCCTTTATCTCGGGCTCATAACAAGATAAAAAGATATTATCTTTTGGTATAACTGACGACTTTGATAGTTTAGATAAACATATATCTAGTAACGTAGAATTAGCAAAACTTTTTAACATTTTCCTAGGGACACGCTCTGAGTTTAATCTAGCTTGAACAATAAAACATACATCTTCTATGTTTTTCATATACTAGGCTACTAAACTAAAAATGCTTATGTATTAAATCATCCGTTTTTAGATAACTGATCTAATAGTCCACTAATCTTGCCGTCACTTTTGTTGATTTCCGATAATATTGAACGAGCCTCTTCTGGGGCATACTTGAATGCAATCCTTAAGATGTCCATCCAGTTTTTATTATTCTTGGTGCGAACTTTTTGTATTTCATCAATAATTTCTGAATCTGTCATAATGTTTTTATATACACCCCTGGAGAGCTATATGCGAAACCATTACTTTCTGCAATTTTTATAGAGGCGATGTTTTCTTTTTTTATTTTAGCCACAAATTTGCCGTGGGTATTCTTGAAAAATAAAGACAACATTAATCCTCCTAGTCCTTTACCCCTATGATCTGGGGATATGTTCCAGGAAAGCTCCTCTTCGTTTTGAGAATTCGTATCAGACCTTATTGTTCCAATTGG